ATCTGGTGATGAAATATCTGGAACTGTTTTCAACAGAGATTTTTACACATCAAGTTATTCAAACGGAAGTTTAATCAGAGAGTAGTATGATACAGACTGGGATTGAATCTAGAGTAAAGATTCAGGACATAATTTCCAATCAGTTACCAGAATTTGTCTTGGATGAAAGTCCAAAGGCAGTAGATTTTTTAAAGCAATATTACATTTCTCAAGAATATCAAGGCGGACCTGTTGATATTGTAGAAAATTTAGATGAATATTTAAAAGTAGATAACCTCACCCCAGATGTGGTTGTTGGATTTACTACACTTTCCTCCAATATTAGTGCAAGTGACACTACTATTACTGTTTCAAACACAAGAGGATTTCCCAATCAATATGGTCTTTTAAAAATAGATAGTGAGATTATAACATATACTGGTATTACAACAAACACTTTTACTGGTTGTGTTCGGGGTTTCTCAGGTATTACTAGTTATCATACGGATTTGAATGAAGAAGAGTTAGTCTTCTCCACATCAACCGCAGAATCTCACAGTAGTAATGCAAAGATACAGAATCTGAGTTCACTATTTCTAAAAGAATTCTACAAAAAACTGAAATTTACATATACTCCAGGATTCGAAGATAGAGTTTTTGATTCAAGAATCAATGCCGGAAACTTTATCAAAGAAGCAAGATCTTTTTATGAGACAAAGGGAACGGATGATTCATTTAGAATCTTATTCAACGTATTATATGGAGAGACTCCAAAGATTATTAATCTTGAAAATTATCTGATTAAACCATCTGATGCACAATTTATCAGAAGAGAAATATGTGTTGCTGAAGTAATTTCTGGAAATCCATTAAAAATAGTTGGGCAAACATTAACAAAAACAACAGATGATGCCACTAATGCATCAATATCATCTGTTGAAGCATTTACAAGAAATCAAAAACAATATTTTAAGATTGGATTATTTGTTGGATATGATGACAATAGTAGTGTTCAAGGAAATTTTGCAGTTACACCCAGTTCAAAAGTTTTAGAGAGTGTGAGTGTAGGATCATCAGTAATATCAGTAGATTCTACAATTGGATTTGGACAAACTGGAATATTATATTCTGGATCAAATATTATCGAATATTCTGATAAGAGTATTAATCAGTTTTTGGGATGTTCTGGAGTTACTAGTGATATTATTGCTACCGATAATATTCATTCGGATGATACTTATTTTTCATATGAAGATGGAGATATTTCAAAAAAGGTTGTCTTAAGACTTACAGGTGTTTTATCTGATTTTGTACAAAAGTCAAAAACGATTTCTGTTAGTGAAGGTGATATAATAACTGTTAAAAATGTTGGCACATTAGTTAAAAATCCGGAGCAAAATAAAACATATAAAGAAATTTTTGCAAACTCTTGGATTTATAACACTAGCTCTTCTGTCAGTATTGATTCTTTTGATGGAGCATCGGTTTTATTAAAAACATCGGTAGATAAATCTCAATTTAAAAAAGGAGATCTTGTAGAGTTTATAGATGAAACGACAAACACTGTTGTGTTTCCAACAGAATCTTCATCTAAACCTTATATTGATGCAAATATACCCTTTCAGTCAAAATCATTATCTATAGGAAACTTAACTGGATTTACTCCAGTTGCAAGTAAAAACTATAAGATAAGAAGAAAAATTAATAAAGCAAATAGTTCTTCCATTTCATTTAAATATGGAAATGATAGCATTATTTCGGATGTTCAAAATCTATACTTAGATAATGATGATTATGCGTATGTCGCATCAAATTCTTTGCCTTCTTGGGGGAATGGATTTGGAAATACATATACTTACAAAATAACAAAGACTTTAAATTCTGCATCAATTTCTGCAACTTCTGGAAGTTTATCCGATTTAGATCCCGCAACGGGTTTGTATACCTCCATTTTATTTGATACCAATGTTCCCTTCATAAGTGGAGAAAAAATCCAATACACGGCATCTGGAACCCCTCTCAGCGGATTATCTGAAGGTTCTTACTATGTTAAAGTTTTATCAAACCCCAAAAAGATAAAACTTTTTACTTCAAACTCATTTTTAGACTCTGATTCCAATGCTGTTCAGTTTGAGTCTTCAACAATACCACTCGAAACACATAGTTTTGTTTTATATTCTCAAAAATCGAGAACAATAAATCCACAAAAAGTTTTAAAGAAGTTTACTCTAAATCCAAATATTAAAAACGGAACCGGAGAAAAAACAATTCCAGGAACAACTGGAATGCTGATTAATGGGGTTGAAATTTCCAACTATAAAACTTTTGATAAGATTTATTCTGGTCCTATTGAAAATGTAAATATTTTGAATGGAGGATCTGGTTTTGATGTAATCAATCCACCAAAAATAGTGGTTTCTGCAGGGTTGGGAACAACCGCATTGGTTCAACCAGTGATAAGTGGTTCTGTACAAGAAATTTTTGTTGATAAGCAAGATTTTAATATCAAAGAAGTATTGTCAGTCAATGTTACTGGTGGAAATGGATCTGGTGGTTCTTTTGAACCAGTAACAGTTGTAAAGAGAAGAGAGATATTATTCGACGGTAGAGCAACTACTGAAGGTGGGGGAATAAGTACTACTACATCACAACTTACATTTTTAAGTGATCATAACTTAACAAATGGTGAAGAAGTTACTTATAGAAATAACGGAAATGAAAATATCAGTATCGGTCTAGGAGTATCTGCATTAGTTGATAATAAAAATTATTTTGTGAAGATTGATAATAATACTACTGTTCAACTGTTCAATACTTTTGATGATTATCAATCCAATGCAAATGTTATTTCTTTTGGAACTACTTCTCTAAGTGGAACTCACAAATTTTTAACCGGAACTGCAAAGAAAACTATTTCGGAAATAAAGGTTATTGATGGTGGAACATTCACAAATAGAAAACTTTTGGTAAAACCATCAGGAATTTCCACATCACAAAGTTTGATTAACTTTACTAATCATGGTTTTTCTAGTGGTGAAATCGTAGAGTATGCATCAGTTGTTGGACTAGGATCCACACAGCCACAAAATATTTCTGGTTTAACTACAACCAATCAATACTATATCTTAAAAGAAAACAATAATTCGTTCAGAGTTTGTGATGCGGGTGTTGGTGGTACTAACCTCACAAATTATGAGCAGAAAAACTTTGTAAAGTTGTCTTCAACAGGGACAGGTTTTCAGCAATTTAAGTATCCCGATATTCGGGCATCGGCTGAAGTTACAGTAGTTGGACTTGGGACAACTACTCAAATACAGTCTGTAACTTTGACACCTGTTATCAAAGGATCAATCAAACAAGTATATCTTTATGAACCAGGAACAAGATATGGATCCAATATTTTAAATCTTCAAAAGAAACCATCATTAACAATTAAAAATGGCAGAGATGCACAGTTCTCTCCAATCATAGTTAATGGATCAGTAAATGAAGTTAATCTTCAATTCGGTGGATTTGATTATTTTTCAATTCCTGATGTTATTGTTAGTGATCCAACTGGATCTGGAACGGGTGCTAAATTAAGAGCAATAATTTCTGACGGCAAAGTTTCTGAACTAAGAATAATTAATGCAGGTATTGGATATTCAACTTCTAGCACTATTGAAGTCATTCCAAGTGGAAAGGATCAAATATTTGATTGTTCTATTAGATCTTTGTCCGTTAATCAAGTTGAAAAACTTTCGACACAACAAACTGAAATTTTAAGAGACGTTGATGATGAGTTATCATATTCTGTATCCGGATATTTTGATACATTGAGGTCATCTTTCCAAGATGATGGATCAGACATTTCCGGAATCATCGGATGGGCATATGATGGAAATCCAATCTATGGGTCATATTCATCCCCAGATCCAGAAAATATAAACTCTGGTATCAAAACGATGACTTCTAGTTATGTTAAAAACACATCTAATGTTTATGACAGACCATCAACATCCAACTTCCCTCTAGGATTTTTCGTCGAAGACTATAGATATGAAAATGGAAGTGGAGATCTTGATAGAAATAATGGAAGATTTGCAAAAACCGAAGATTTTCCGAATGGTGTATATGCATACTACGCATCAATAAATCCAGTATCAGGAAAACCACAATTCCCATATTTTATTGGAGACACTTTTAGATCAAATACTTTAAGTGAAAATCCCACATTAAATCAAACATTTGATTTTAATAACTCGTCACTTTCTAGAAACACTCTTCCATATAAGATTTCAGAACCAAATGCCGATAATGATTTTATCATAGAAAGTAATGAAATTAGAAGACAAAAAATATCCATCGAGTCTGTTCAAGAAGGATCTATTAAATCTATAGACATTGTAAATCCTGGAGACAATTTTAAAGTAAATGATTCTTTAAACTTTGACAATAGTAACACAAATGGTGGTGGAATTTCTGCAGAAATTTCAGAGTTAAAAGGAAAAACTATTAATAGAGTTGATACAATATATCAATCATATAACAATGCCTTATTTACTTGGAGAAAGGACGGGAAGGTAAACGTAACTATAGAACCTTTCCACGTATTTGGAGATAATGATTACGTTTCAATATCCGGATTCTCCACATCTACACTATCTTCATTAAATGGTTATTTTCAAATTGATGTTTCAAGTATTCCAACTATAGGAATAACTACAGAGATTGCAGGAACCGGTGCTGCAACAACAGAAATCTATGTGACGCAAGTTCCATCTGGTATTTCTGTTGGTAGTACAATTGGGATTGGGACAGAGACTATTGAAGTTCTTAATGTATATTCAAATAAAAATGTTCTCAGAGTAAAGAGAGGTCTTCCCGGAACTACACATAATGTCGGTGTGGCAATAACGGCTAAAACAAAAACCTTTACTATTGATCAGCAACTAGATTATTTTAAGTCAAAAGTTAATGATAAGATTTATTTTAACCCTAGAGAATCTGTTGGATTGGGCACAACTGCCGGAACTGGACATGAGGTTTCCTATTCATTTGGACAAGAAACAATAACGGGATCCATTCCCACTCAAAGAATTAGTTTAGAGGATCATCCATTCAAAACCAATCAAAAATTAACATATAGTAGAAACGGTAATAGTCATATTTCAATTTCTACTTCTCCAACAGGAACACCATTTAATCTTCCAACCACAGTATATGCTGTTAATAAGTCACCAAGTACGATTGGTATAAAAACCTCCCTTACATCCAATGAAGTATTTTTCATAACAAATGGTGACAATGCGGATGATTATTACTTCGAAAGTAATCTCGAACAAAAAGTAGGAAAAGTTGAAAAGATTTTATCGACTGTTTCAATATCAACAACGCATGGATTAACTGCTGGTGATTCAATCACTTTAAATGTCAAACCGAATCTTTCTGTTGGAATAGGAACTTCAACTGCTATTAGAGTAAACAGAAATTCAGTTACAGGAAATCTTCAAATTAATCCTATAGGATTTACATCTATAGGTGTCAATACATTAACTAATGAGATTACTATTAGTTCCCATGATTTGAAAACGGGAGATAAGATTTATTATGAAGCAAATACTGTTGCTTCTGGTTTAAGCACTGGTTCTTACTTTGTTTATAGAGTAGATTCAAACACTATTAAGTTAAGCGAAACCCTCATTAATTCCAAACAAAATCCACCGGTAGTGGTAAGTATTGCCGGAACTGGCGGATCATCTCAAACTATTTCTCCAATCAATCCAAAAATAGAATCTATTGTAAATAATAATCTTGTATTTGATTTATCAGATTCCTCTTTAAATGGATATGCATTTAAGGTTTACTACGATCAAGATTTTAATAATGAATTTGTATCCACAGGATCTACGTCCACTTTTAACACGATTGGTGTTGGTACTACAGGTCAACCGGGTGCGACTTATACAATCAATCATTCATCTGTGGGATTCCCAGAAAAACTTTACTATTCATTAGAAAGGGCAGGATATATTAGCACATCCGATAAAGATGTAAATAATTTTTCCGAGATTGAATTTGTCAATAGTATTTACAATCAGACTTATACAATCTCTGGTGTAGGAACTACCACATTCCAAGTTTCATTACAACAAAAACCGGAAAAATTATCATATTCATCTGCAGAGTGCGATAAGTTAGAATATACAACTACTTCTCTATCAGCATCAGGACCAGCAAATAAAGTAAAACTTCTATCCGGTGGATCTGAATACAAAAAACTACCCTCCTTATCAAATGTAACTTCAACAAATGGAGAGAATCTGTTTGTTTCCCTCAATTCTGATGAAATTGGAAACATTATAGAAACCAAAATTATAAATGAGGGATTTGAGTATTCATCCGATAAAACATTACAACCAGAAGCTTTCATATCTCCAAATATTAAGTTAAAGGATTCAAATACGATTGGTATTGTTACCATAACATCCGGTGGATATGGATATATTTCAGAACCTCAAGTAGTTGTTGTCAACAACAACACAAGAACTGTATTGGATAATGGATTGATAAAACCAATATTGACAGCCAACTCAATTACAAGTTTGAATATTGATGTCCCACCAAAAGGAATTTCAGATCAATCGGCAGAACTTTTTACTGTCAATAATACCAATGGCATTAGTATAAAACAGGTCCAATCATCAAATACTGGAATCTTTACTTGCATTCTCACAACACCATCTGCAGGATTCTCTACAGATGCATTTGCAGTGAATGATGAGGTCTTCCTTGAAGGTATTCAAAAGTATAGTGCTTCTGGAGATGGATTCAATTCTAGTGACTATGGATATAAGTTCTTTACGGTCACAAAATATGAAAATAAATTTACACCCGGATTAACTGATGATCAAGTTACCGTTAGTATTGCCGGTTTAGGAACTAATACTGGAATTGCAAAAACAATTCAAGATTCTTTTGGTACAATCATATCTAAAGACAATTATCCAACGTTTACAATTTCATTAAAACCATCTGCGTTTGAAGTTGGAGAAAAGATTATTAGTAATGGTATAGAGAGAGATTTAGAAGTCACTGGATATGATGATACTGGGTCTCTTAAAGTATTTGGATCTTATGATCTATCTACTAATGAGATAATTGAGGGAAAAACATCTGGAAATATTGCAACTATCGAATCTTTGGTCAAATATAATGGAATGTATGAGATTCAGTTCTCCAATAGAAAAGACGAAGGTTGGGATACTGAAACTGGAAAATTGAGTGAAGATTATCAGGTTCTTGCAGATAATGATTATTATCAAAATCTTTCTTACTCTATTAAGAGTAATCAACAATGGAAAGACATTAGGACACCAGTTAATAGTTTGGTTCACTCAGTTGGAACTAAAAATTTCTCAGATACAGAAGTAATATCCGATGAAGATGATAAGATTGGAATCTCTAGTTTCTCAGACAATACGACAATCGTAAGAGATTATATTGATGAAAAAAGAGTGGATACCATTAATAACTTTGATTTTGTGAAAGATATTGATTTGGTCAATGAAAGATCAAAATTCTTAAAATTATCAAACAAAAAACTCACAAATTATAATGAGTCCAGATCTAATATTGTTTTAAAAATTGACAATATTCAAGATCAATTTAGTGCTTTTGAATCCGAACCATTTGTTTATAAAGATATATTAGATCTAAATGATGTTGGATCATATAATAATTATTTGTTTAAAGTTTCTGATGTAAGTAACGAAAATCAGGTTCAACTTACAAATCTGGTTTTATTGAAGAATGATACTAATAAAAATATTGCAATCTTAGAAAAACAGTCTTTGGTAAATGTTGGATCCGGATTTACCACACAGGATGGGGAGCAATATGGAGATTTCTCAGTAGAAAGTGATGAATTTGGAAACAACTATCTCAGATTTACTCCGGAAGATCCATTTAATATTGAATATGATATCAAGTATATCTACAAAAAGTTTGATAATCAAGTTGTTGGGGTAGGAACAAAATCAGTTGGATTTGTTGATCTAACTTCTCGTAGTCAAGAGGTTATTATCGGAATTACTTCAACTATTATTGGAGTTGCAACTGATAAGTTTACTTCATTACACGTTAATGCACAGGTTTACAAAGAAGTAAGCAATGAGATGAATTTTGTTGAGTTATATTTAACTCATGATGGAACAAATACAAATATTGCAGATTTCTATTTTGATACTGGAGATTTTTCAACATCTAGTGGATTAATCGGATCATTTGGGGCAAATATCAATTCTGGAATAGTCAATTTAACTTTCAACAATGATTCCAATGAAGATGTTGTTGTAAAAACTAGAATTGTTGGATTTGGAACAACTGCCGTTGGTGTTGGGACTTACAGATATATTTTAACAAATCAACCAGTGGGTAATGAAAGATCTGCAATTTATCAATCCGATTTTGCTGGAGGAACTGGTGTAACGACATTTTTAACATTGGATAAAAATATTTTTGATGCATCGAAATCTTTAGTTGAAGTTAGTATTGGATCTACAAAATCAATTCACCAAATTATGATGGTTCAGGACAAAACTGACATCTATATTCAACAATCTTCAATCCTTTCAGTTGGAAGTACAACGGGAATAGGAACCTTTGGTGGAGAATATTCTGGAGATAATGTTTTAATTAAGTTCTATCCAGATGCAAGTTTTACTGGCAATGTTCAAATTCACTCTTTCAGCGAGTGTCTTTATACGACTGTCGATTTTGTAAATCAAGCACCAGATCTTTTGTATGGAAATTCTGTAGAAACTGTAAATACTTCTCAATATCTTGCAATCAACGGAGATAGAATTAATAAAGAAGACTTTGTACTTAGATCAAACAATACTCCAATTTTTGCCAAAACATTTGATCCAGCAAATACAAATATTCTCAATCAATCGACAGGAGTATTTTCGATTAATAATCATTTCTTCAGTAATGGTGAAGAATTAGTTTATACTCCAGGATCAACATTTGTCGGTGTTGGATCAACTCCAATGATGTATAAGAATGGATCTGTTATTGCAGAACTGCCAACACAAGTATTTGCTATTGTTAATAATAACGATAACGAGTTCTCAATATCAACAACAAAATCAGGAACAGCAGTAACATTTACATCTTTAGGTGAAGGAAATGCTCATCAATTTGCAATGGCAAAGAGAAATGAAAAAACTATTATTACCCTTGATAATGTTGCACAATACCCAATTACATTCACAAAAATCTCTCAAACATTAAGTGGAAATGGTGGTGGAATCACAACCTCAGCAACAACATTTGCTTTAAGTGGAATCACAACTATAGTTCCTCTTGATATATTGAAAATAGATGATGAATATATGAAAGTTGTTAATGTTGGATTTGGAACAACAAATATTGGACCTATTACCAATACAGGAACTGAAAAATTAGTTCAGGTTGAGAGAGGTCACGTAGGATCTTCTGCAACATCACATACTGATTCGACATCGACTAGAATATACAAAGGATCTTACAATATTGTTGGAGATAGCATTTTCTTTACAAAAGCACCGAGAGGTAATTCAAGTATTACTAGAGATAGTAGCAACTTAAAGTTTGAAACTTCCGACTTTACTGGCAGAGTGTTCCTTAGGAGTGATTACACTACAAACCAAGTTTATGATGATGTTTCTGACCAATTTAGTGGAATTGGTAGAACATTTACATTAACTGTTGGTGGAGCAAATACTGCTGGTATTGGAACTACTGGTGGAAATGGAGTAGTGTTTATCAATGGAATATTCCAAACTCCAACAACTCAAAATAATCCATCAAGAAATTTCAGAATTATTGAGCAAACCTCTCCTACAGGAATATCTTCTATCGTATTCAGTGGTATTAGAACAGATATAGCAGATCCAAATAGTATTTTGATTTCGGAATCCGATGTAAATCAAAACCAAATTCCTAGAGGTGGTATTATTATTTCTCTTGGATCGACTGGTGGACTTGGGTATGCACCTCTTGCTGGTGCCGCAGTCACTGCAGTAGTTTCTGCTGGTGTTATTGTTGGATTAAATACTGGAATTACTGGAGGAACCTTTGGATCTGGATACAATGGAATTGTATCAATAGGTATCAGTGTTTATGAAAATGGTCATAGTGGAAATGTAGCAGATATTAGTGCTACAGTAGGTGCAGGTGGAACATTGGTGTTCACTATCAATGATGGTGGAAGTGGATATAATAATCCAGAAATATTTGTTTCAGAACCTTCATATGAAAACCTTGAAATAACCGGTGTCTCTAGAATAGGTGTGGGTGCAACAACTGATACTGGAACTGGATTATTGCTTAATGTCAATGTTGGTGCAAGTTCAACAGTAGGTGTTGGATCAACATACTTTGCTGTTAATAGTTTCTCTATTGCAAGATCTGGATATGCATTCAGAAAAGGTGACGTATTCAAACCAGTTGGATTAGTCACTGCTGCTGGATTAGCATCTCCACTATCTGATTTTGAAATAACTGTATTGGAGACATTTACTGATAATTTTGGAGCATGGCAGTTTGGAGAACTTGACTTCATTGATTCTATTAAAAACTATCAGGATGGAATAAGAATCAGATTCCCACTATTCTATAATGGATCAATTCTTAGTTTCGAAAAACCAGAAGATTCTACTATAGATCTTCAAAATGTATTATTAATATTCATCAATGGAGTTCTTCAAAGTCCTGGAGATGCATATACTTTTGATGGTGGTACATCATTCGCATTCAGTGTTGCACCAAAACCAAGTGATAATATTGACATTTTCTTCTATAGAGGGACAAGAGGTTTAGATGATATACAAGTAGAAAATGTTATTCCAACTTTGGAAAGAGGTGATAATGTTCAAGTATTTAAAAATGATACTATTTCTGGAACAGTTACTCAAGATCAAAGAACTATTTTTGATGTCTCTTTCTCAGATAAGTTTGAAACAAATTTATATACTGATCAAGGAGTTGATGAAGTCAATGACAAACCCATGTCATGGACAAAACAAAAAACCGATAGAGTAATTAATGGTGAGTTTGTCTACAAGACGAGACAATCTACAATTTCTCAAGTATATCCGACTGCAAAAATTATTAAAGATGTTTCAACTTCAGATTCTAGAATTTTTGTTGATGATGTAAGTGATTTCACATATAATCTTGGTGCTGGACCATACAATTCATTGAAAGGTATTGTTGTTGATGGCAAAGAAGATCCTTCACCAGCAAATATTACTGCAACTATTGGTGCAGGTGGAACTATCAGTTCTCTTAGTATTGTTAATGGTGGAAGTGGATACACTGGATCCACTGTTAATGTTAAGTTCCAAAATCCTTTACGTGTTGGTGTTGGATTCGGAACAACTGCCACTGCAACCGTAACAGTTGGGAGTGGTGGATCTTTAACCACTCCAATCAATATTACAAATCCAGGATTTGGATACACTGTTGCACCAAAAACTATCGTTCCTTTACCTAGTCCAAATTATGAAAACTTGGGAGGTATTCAAATTGTTTCTGGTTTCTCTGGAATAATAACATCTATTGAAACTACTACAGGAACAGGTGGACATTCATTAGGAATCAAGTTCTTCCTCGATAGATCTCCAACAGCATTTGGCAATGATTTGAAAGTTGGATATCCAATATTTGTTAAGAACACTAAGGTTGGATCGGGTGTGACATCAGTTGATAGTTCTGATAGCGCTATAGTTGGCATTGGAACAACATTCTTAGACAATATCTATTATGTTGGTGCAATAACTGTCGATGGGACAGTAGGAATTGTCACATGCAATATTGATTCCGGAACTAATACGACAGGTCTTTCTACTAGTGGAGATATTGTTGGAGAATTCTCTTGGGGATTGTTTACATCGATTACTAGATCATCATCTCCTATTTCTATTGGAGTTACTGGAAAAACTGTTGATGTTGGTTTATCCACATTCCCAACAATTCAAAGAAGGGGTGAGGGTCTTAGAAAAACTGGAGCACTTCCAGAAACACTCAACTAAACAATATAAATATCTAAAAAACTGTGTAATATGGCTGCTATAGTAACAGACCAATTTAGAATTGCGAATGCCAATAATTTTGTAGATTCTGTATTGGATGCTAATAATTCATATTATGTATTTCTAGGGTTATCAAATCCTGGACCAACTTCTGTTGGATTTGGTAGATCAGATTCATGGAGCAATACTCCATCTAATCCACCTAGTCCTATTGATAATCAACAATATTTGAGTCATTACAGAAATACTGCTTTGTTTGGCAAAAAACTAAACAGTTCAAATATTAGAAGAGTTGTAAAAAAAGTTACTTGGACTGCAAACACTAGATACGACATGTATCGACATGACTATAGTGTTGCCAATCAAACTCCAAATTCGGGAAGTGCAAGACTTTATGATACAAACTATTATGTTGTAAATAGTGACTTTAGAGTTTATGTATGCCTTTATAATGGATCGCATGGAGACATTGGAGGGTCATCGAATCTGACTGGAAATACATCTCAGGATGAGCCAACATTTACAGATTTGGAACCATCTGCTGCTGGAACAAGTGGTGATGGATATATTTGGAAATATTTGTTTACCATTTCTCCAAGTGATATTATAAAGTTCGACTCTACCGAATATGTTGTTCTCCCAAACAATTGGTCAACATCTACCGACTTCCAAATTCAAAGTGTAAGAGAGGCGGGTGATTCGACTGTAAATAATAATCAAATAAAAGTTGTATATATTGCAGATGGTGGGAGTGGAATTTATAAAGCAGGAACTTATGATATCAAGGGTGACGGGACTGGAGCAAAAGTTAATATTGAGGTCAATACTTCAAATCAGATTACAAAAGCAACAGTAGTTTCTGGTGGTAGTGGGTATACTTTTGGAATTGTTGATTTTGGACATTCGTCGAGTGATTCTCTGGGCAGTAATGTAGCAAAATTGATTCCAATTATTCCACCATCTAGAGGTCACGGGTATGACATTTATACTGAATTGGGTGCAGATAAGGTTTTGGTTTATTCCAGATTTGACGATTCTACCAAAGACTTTCCAACGGATACTAAATTTTCTCAAGTTGGAATTATAAAAAATCCCGAAAAATATAATTCAAAAACGACTTTTACTGGTAACGAATATTCATCTTTAGGCGCCATCAAGTTAACTTCAGATTTTAGTGGAACTCCTGTTGTTGGTACGGCAATAACTCAATCTACTTCAAGTGGAACTGCGAGAGGATATATTGCATCATATGATATCGATACAAGAGTATTAAAATATTATCAAGACAGATCTTTAAATTTTGCCAATGGTCGTGATCAAACTGATAGAAATGATGTTACCTCAAAGGCAAATGTTGTCAGTTTTGCATCAACTACTACAACAATATCTCCTATTTCAGGATCGGTTGATATTAATTTTAGTGGAATTACGACAACGATTGGATCTAAACAAGTTAGTTTGGGTGTAACTTTCTCTGGAGGGATTGCAGATCCAGAGATAAATAAAAACACAGGAGATATTATCTACATTGACAATCGTTCTCTTGTAGAAAGAGACTCTAGACAAAAAGAAGACATCAAAATTATTCTGGAATTCTAAAGAAAAATGTCGCAAAAAACAAACTTAAATATCAGCCCATATTATGACGATTTTGATTCAGCAAAAAACTTTCTAAAAGTTTTATTTAAACCAGGATATCCTGTTCAGTCTAGAGAACTGACAACTTTACAATCAATACTTCAAAATCAGATTGAAGATTTTGGAAGTCATATGTTTAAAGAGGGATCAATGGTTATCCCTGGAAACATAACATATGATGGGCAGTTTTATGCGGTTAAACTAAATTCTACTCAATTTGGAGTTGACATATCATTATATATTGATAAGTTTGTCGGAAAAACGATACAGGGGCAAGTTACTGGAATTACTGCAAAAGTTCAGAAAGTAGTTCTGCCAACGGAAAATGATAATATAAATGATATTACATTATATGTAAAATATCTTGAATCTGATTTGAACTTCGAGTTCTCTGAATTTGCAGATGGAGAATTATTGTCCGCAACAGAGAACGTTGTGTATGGAAATACGACTATAAATGCAGGAACTCCTTTTGGATCCTTAATCAGTGCAAATGCAACTGCCATTGGATCAGCAGCATCAATTGGTGATGGAGTTTATTTTATAAGGGGATATTTTGTAAGTGTTTCGGATCAAACAATTCTTTTAGATGAGTATACAAATACCCCATCATATAGAGTTGGATTAAAGATAACCGAATCTATTGTTAATGCAAAAGAAGACGAATCATTATATGATAATGCAAGAGGATTTTCAAACTATGCATCACCAGGTGCCGATAGATTAAAAATATCTCTAACTCTCACAAAAAAATCATTAACAGATACGAATGATACTGATTTTGTAGAGTTACTTAGATTAAAAAATGGAAGAGTTAAAAAGATAACAACAAAAACTGAATATAATAAAATCCGAGATTATCTTGCAGAAAGAACTTTTGATGAATCTGGAGATTATACTGTAAGACCTTTTGATTTAAATTTAGAAGAATCTTTAAATAATCTACTAGGAAATGATGGTTCCTTCTTTGCTAATGAGCAAACGGATCAAGGAAACATTCCATCCGATAATCTTATATCTCTGAAAATATCTCCAGGTAAAGCATATGTAAAAGGATATGATATTGAAAAAACATCAACATCGATCATTGATGTAGAAAAACCAAGAGATACTGAAGATATTAAAAACGTAACAGTCCCATTTGAAATGGGAAATATTTTAAGAGTCAATAATGTAACTGGTGTAGCAAAAGTAAGAGAAACAATCTCACTGTACGCGCAGTTTGGATGTGTTGGAGAGCAAATTGGTGAGGCAAGAGTTTACTCTTTCAATTTAACAGATTCTGCATATGCAGATGCAACCACAAGTTGGGATTTGAGACTTTATGATATTCAAACATACACAAAACTTACATTAAATCAAGCAGTAACTACATCACAGATTAAGCAATCATATTTTGTTAAAGGAAAGAGCACTGGTGCAACAGGATTTGCTACTGCAGACGGATCGTCCAATATTGTTTTCTTAAGACAGACCTCAGGAACTTTCGCAAAGGGTGAAACTTTAATCATCAATGGTGTAGAATCATCAAGATCTGTAACCGAAGTTCGTGCATACAATACTCAGAATATAAAGTCTGTAAAACAAACCACTCCTTTCAGTGGAACTAATGATTTCAAAGCAGACTCTATTTTAGATAAGTTTGATTTTCCCGGAGCAGTTTCTCAGTTAGTCATTACTGCTGCTGGTGGTGGAATTTCGACAGTAACGTCTCCTGGACGTACTTTCGTAGGTCTTAGAACAGATACAGTTATTAGATATCAACAATCAGGATCTTCTTTAGAATCTTACAATAGAATATCCAGTATCGCATCAGATTTATTGTCATTTGAGGTTTCTGCAATATCTAGTGTATCAGGAGTTTTCAATGGAGCACTTCCAACATCAGATATTCAAGTTAACGGATTCTTAGGTGCACCTATTGTAAGAGGATCTGGCACATTATTTGCACCATTACCAGAACAAAATACTTCTGATGTTGATCTCTCAAATTCCAATCTTTATTTGATTGATCAACTTACGGGACAAGATGTCGATAACTCAGATAATACTATTACATTAAACACTAGTGATATTAGTGGTGTTACTGATATCTCTTGGGTAAACTTTGATCAAGAAAGATTTTCTATTGGATATAATGGTGGAGGTATTGGAACCATTACTTCCGATTCATTTGATCTTAGTGGAAATACAATCACCTTAAGAAATCTTGATAGTGCCCAATCAAATAACGATACTGTTGTTAATGTAACTTTTCTCAAGAATGGAATTCAAAGTAAAACCAAAAACTTCAGTAGAAGCAGAGTTTTATTTGTGAACGGATCCAAATTGAAAGAATCTGGCACTAACGCGGCAACTTCCAAAAATGATGGATTGACTTATAATGAATATTATGGCTTGAGGGTTCAGGATGAAGAAATTTCTTTAAACTATCCAGATGTAGTAAAAGTTCTTGCCGTATATGAATCTTTAAATACATCAAATCCGACTTTGGACGTAGTAGAGTTTCCAGTTATTACAAATGTTGGATCAAATGCACTCATTGGTGAAAACATCATAGGATCTGTAAGCAATGCAGTTGCCAGAGTCGTTACAAATAACACAACAACTCCTTCATCTGGTGCTGCAAATAAATTAGGAATTGTTTATTTGAACGAAAATAAGTTTTCTATAGGTGAAGCAGTAACTTTTGAAGAATCTGGAATCACATCTGAAGTAGATTCTATTACGAATGGAAACTTTAGCAATATAACGCAAGAGTTCAAACTGAATAGAGGTCAAAAAAATCAGTATTATGATTATTCCAGACTTGTAAGAACTAAAAATACTCAAGATCCATCAAGACGTTTAATGGTCGTATTTGACCATTATACAGTTCCAACAAACGATACGGGTGATGTATTTACTGTTGATAGCTACGATAAAGATAGATTTTCGACTGATATTCCAAATATTGGAGGATCTGTCAGAGCAACTGATACACTAGATTTTAGACCTAGAGTGTCCGTTTTTGATCCTACAGTAACAACTGATAGATCACCATTTGATTTCAACTCAAGAACTTCGGCATTTAATACTTCCCCATTAAGATTATTGGCACCAGAAGAGGGGTCAGTAATCAACCAAAGTTTTTATCTTCCTAGAATTGACAAGATTTATTTAGACATTCTCGGAAATTTTGTTGTAGAAAAAGGTTTATCATCGAAAAATCCAAAGCCACCAACAAAAAATGGTGAGTTTTTGGAATTGGGAACAATTGCATATCCAGCATACTTATACAATCCTTCTGATGCAAATATTATTCTAACGGATAATAGAAGATATACAATGAGAGACATTGGACTTATTGAAGATAGAGTTGAAAATCTGGAAAGAGTAACAACATTATCTTTACTTGAAGTCAATACTCAGTCTTTACAGATTCAAGATGCCGAAGGAAGAAATAGATTCAAGAGTGGATTTTTTGTTGATGATTTTTCTGATGAATCAAAATTTGACACATTCTTCTCAACAACATTAGTCGATGGAGACTCTAGAACATTAAATTCTGATATCAGTAGTGATTCTTTAGAATCTTTAATTGCAACTGAAGATGACTTAAATCCAGAGAATTTAGATTTATCTCTCGACAAATATTCAAATCCACCTCTTCAACTTTTAGATGAGAACATACAAAAGACTGGTAACGTACTAACTCTTGCATATAATCAAGTTAATTGGTTAGAGCAACCATTTGCAACAAAAGTTGAAAATGTCAATCCATTTAACATTGTTGTATATGATGGGGTGATAAAACTACAACCAGAAGTTGATAGCTGGACTAGAACAGTTCAATTAGCAGATAGAAACATTGATCGGGGTGTAGTAAGGACTCAAAATAGAAGTGTAAACTTAGTTAATAATTTGAGTCAAAACCTGAGACAAAACTTGACAAGTACTACGCGACTTGATGGAATAACTGTCAATAGAGGTAGGGGAAGGTTAGTTAGTTCATCTACAGTAGATACAGTAGTTGGAAGATCAACTAGTTCTTCAACCAGTGTTTCAAACTCTTCGAGCACTGCAACAGGGTCATTCTCATTTGATACCGTAGATACGACCATTCGTAACGAGGTTGTTGGAACACCTGATGAACTCTTTATGAGATCTAGAAATGTTGAGTTCAATGCATCAAACTTAAAACCGAATACTAGATATTATCATTTCTTAGATGGTAATAGTGGAATTGACATTATTCCAAAACTCATTGAAATTTCAAATAATAGACAACTTACTGGATTTGGAGCATCTGCAGCATTTAGGATTGGTGAAACTGTTGTTGGAATTGTAAATGGTGTCGAAAGAATTAGATTCAGAATTTGCAAACCTAATCACAAGTCTGGTCCATTCAGAAATCCAACAACAACTTACAATCAAGATCCATACAATAAAGAAGCAATAGGCAATTTTTATAGTTCAACATCAAAAATACTAAACGTAGATACTTCATCACTTTCACAAAATGCTCAAGGTCGTTTTTCTGGATACATTGCAACAGGAATGCAATTGGTGGGACAAACTAGTGGAGCAATCGCATTTGTAAAAAATAACAGACTGATTTCTGATAATTATGGAGATCTTATTGGAACATTCTTTATAAGAAATCCAAATCAAACACCCAGACCATCAACTAGAATACGAACAGGAACAAAAACTTACAGACTCACTTCCAGCCCAACAAATGCTTCTGGATTGCCGGGTAGCAATTCCGTTTCTTTTGCAGAAACAAACTATAGTGCAAATGCAACCTTATTGCAGTTTAGAGCAACAGTAGCAAGAGAAACTACTAGAACTAATGTAAGTATTTCCAATACTGTCAATTTAAGAACTTCATTAACTACTTCATTAACCACTACCACAAGAAGAAACGTTACCACAAATACATATGCAGACCCACTGGCACAAACTTTCACAGTTGGTGGAAATATTCAAGTCAAATCTGATATTGATACTGATGATGATGTAAATGGAGTATTTTTAACCTCAGTAGATCTATATTTTGCATCTATAGATAGTGGAAATGCTCCTATAAGGGTTGAAATAAGATCTACTCAACTCGGAACACCAACACTTGAAGTCATTGGCACTCCAGTAACTCTTAGACCCAGAACCATTAACGAAAATGGAGTTGAAACTCAACTGATTCAAACATCTTCCACAGGTGAAGTTGCAACAAATGTTAGATTCCCAGAACCCATCTTCTTGCCACCAGGTAGAGAATATGCAGTTGTTCTAGTTTCAGAACAAAGTGATGAATATGAAGTCTGGACTGCAGTTATGGGAAATAAGACAGTAAATACCCAACAACTTCCAGATGTTGATCAGGTCATTTACACCAAGCAATTTGCTCTTGGATCACTCTTCAAGTCTCAAAACGGATCTATTTGGACTACAGACCAAAATCAAGATCTTAAGTTCAAACTTTATAAAGCAGAGTTTACTTCAACTCAGGGAACTGCATACTTCTATAATCCACCACTTGACGAAAGTAATACCTATGTTCCCGAATTGATCAACAATCCAATTACTACTCTTCCCAAGAAAGGAAAGATTGGTATCGTGACAACAACCAATAGTGACTTTATTGGCATTGTAACTGTTGGCAGAAAACTTGCAGGTGTCAATAATAATGGAGGATCTGCAGTAGTTGTTGGGCAGGGTAGTTCAGTTTCAACAGTCGGACTCACAACTGCTGGTTCTGGTTATCCAGCAAGTGTTACAAATGAAGTTGTGAGCACTTATAATATTTCTGGTGAGGGAGAAAATCTCAAACTCAGAATAACAACAAACTCCAGTGGAGTTATTACTGGTGTAGCACACTCTACTGTCCATCCAGACTTTGGAACTGGTTATAAAGTTGGTGATGTTGTAGGTATTCAAACTTCAACGACCTCAACTCAAACTGGTAGAGATGCAAGAATAACGATTACTGCAATCAATGGTGTGGATACACTATACCTCACAAATGTACAAGGTCAGTTCAATACTAGTGGAACGGAGTTTGCTGTAGGTGCTGCCGTAAGTTACTACAGTGATGCAACCACTATAGTTTCTGCCGCAGGAACTAATATCGTTTCTGCTTCTGCAAATGGGGGTGTCTATTCGGGAGATTATTTCAAGGTAGACCACTTCAATCACGGAATGTATTCGACTACTAATAAAGTTGTAGTTAATAACATTAAATCAGATGTTCCAGCAACAGTATTGACTTCTCAAGTAACACTTGATGAAGTATCAACGATTAGTGTTGCTTCTACTGAGAACTTTACGACTTTTGAAGGAAGACCAGTTGGTGCAGGATATGTTGGATATGTTAAGATTGGAAATGAGATTATTGGATATAACAATGTTGGTAGTGGAACACTGAGCATTTCTCCAAGTGGCAGAGCTATCGATGGAACTATCTCCGTTAATCACTTCTCAAATACTGTTGTAGAAAAATATGAGTTTGGTGGAGTTTCACTGAGAAGAATCAATGGGATTACTACATCCATAGTTGCACCAATTGACATTGATAGTTATCATATTAAGATTGATAGATCAAGCACTAAAGGAAATAGTAGAATAAACGATGGAGCAACTGCAAATGCTCCGCAACTTTCATTCAATGATGAAAAGTTAGTAGGTGGAAATAAAGTAACTGCATCAGAAAACTTGATGTATGATTCTGTAATTCCTTCATACGATATTCTGACACCAGGATCAACAACTTCTGTAACTGGAAAAATTAGAACTGTAAGTTCAACAAGTGTTGATGGCACAGAAGTTTCTTTCAATGATAATGGATATGAAGATGTTCAACTCAATTCTCTCAATGCTTTAAACTCTGTTCGAATGGTTGCATCTGAGGTAAATCAAGATCAATATCTAACTGCTTTACCGAGAAGAAAATCATTTACGACTGCAATTACTTTTAACTCCAGTGATCCAAATAATGCACTTTCTCCAATACTGGATTTAGAATCGGCAAGATCGGTATTTAATTTGAATCGAATCAACAAACCAATCACAAATTATCCTGGTGATAATAGAGTGAATTCCGTTCTTGATGATCCACACGCATCGGTATATTATTCAAACATAACTAATCTCCAAAACCCTGCATCTGGACTTAAAGTTATCATTGCCGCAGAAAGACCTGGAGATGCCGATTTCAGAGTTCTTTATACAACTATAAAGGCAGACTCTAGTGAAATCGAACAATCCTATGAGTTGTTCCCAGGATATAATAATCTGAAACAAACAACCGAAGGACTGTTAGTTGTTGATCCATCCAGAAATAGTGGATTGCCTGATAGAAAAGTGAGAGCGAGTCTAGATGGAGAATTCTTAGAGTATGAGTTTACTGTTGATAATCTAGATCTCTTCACTGGTTATGGAATTAAGATTGTAATGTCAAGTTCTAATCAAGCACAAGCACCTCGTTTTGCAGATCTTAGAGTTATAGCACTCAGATGATAAAAGTAGAAGGACACTCAAATCTTTATCGAGATGAAAATACCGGTGCTATCGTAAACTGCGATACTGCCGGTTATAACCAATATGTTAATTCTTTAGTACAAAAAGATTTGCGTAAAAAGGAATTGGATGATATGAGAAAAGATATTGATGAAATAAAAACTCTTCTTAGAGAATTGCTTCAAAAATAACTAGCCTCTACAATTAATATAAATAGCTAGAGGTATATTAGCATCATAAAATAATGGCTGTTTATGTATCCAATATTGTGATCGAACAGGGATATGACTTTGATACGTCATTTCAGTTAGAGGATACTAGGACTAATTCTCCATTAGTATTAACTGATGCTTCAACATCAGCTCAGTTGAGAAAACATTATGGATCATCCACATCAGTATCTTTTGGCTCGACAATAACTAGCCCCGAATTAGGCATTATCTCCATTTCATTGACCGGTTCACAAACTGTTAGTTTAAAACCTGGTAGATATGTCTTTGATGTAAAAATTACAAATGCTGGTAGAGAATACAAAGCTGTAGAAGGTGCAGCACTAGTACGAGGGGGAGTCACCAGGTAATGCCTAATATTAACGACAGGATTGGTTCTCAGAATGTAATCCGTGTATTATCTAATGCTTCTGCACCACCGACACGATTAGTTAACCTAACTGACGTAGATTCTACTTTAAAAACTAGAGATGGTATGATCCTTGTGTGGGATCTTGCCACAGAATCTTTCTATATGACGGATACGATTGATTCGTCATCCTTGAATATTGCAGGTATTGTAACCTTTTCAAATACGACCAACTCTACGGCACCAGCAAATGGTGCTTTAGTCGTTAGAGGTGGGATTGGAGTCGCAAAGCAAGTAAATATTGGTGGTGGAATTTCTGTTGCAGGTATTGCAACATTTGCTTCTAATTTAGATATTAATGCCGCAGTTGATATTCTAAATCAAACAACAGTAAATTCTACATTTAAGTCTGTTGGTGTTACTACTTTAGCATCTGCTGGTGGTATTACAACAACCGGTGGTGATCTTTATGTTGGTGGTGACTTATATGTCGCCGATGATTTAACGTTTGATGAGTTTAATGCTCGTAATGCCAATATAACAGGTATTGCCACCATAGGCACTACACTAGATGTTAATGGTACTTTAGATGTTGATGGAAGAACAGAATTAGATAATACCAATATTGCAGAAACTTTAAATGTTGTCGGATTAGCAACATTTGCATCAAACGTAGATATTAATGCTTCTATTGATATTGATGGACACACTGAACTTGATGATTTAAATGTATCCGGTGTATCTACATTTGGATCTAATTTGGATGTAAATGCAGATATTGTTCTTGGTAACGGAAATGCGTTAAGACTTGGCAACTCTGCACAGGGAGATCTACAGATTTTCCATGATGGAGCTCATAGTTACATCTTTGATGATGGAGAAGGTAATCTTAGGTTAAAATCTAATAATATTATTGAACTTCTGTCAGATACTGATGAGGTTATGGCAAGACTCACCAAAGATGGGGGAGTCGAACTTTTCTTCAATGATTCTAGAAAGTTCCAAACTACAGATTATGGTATTGAAATAACAGGAACAATAGATACTGATCAATTAAATGTTTCTGGATTATCAACATTTGGTGGAGCAATAGATGCAAATTCCAGTTTGCACGTTCAAGGCATCTCGACATTTGTAGGCAATGCCTCCTTCTCTGGAAATGTTTCTATTGCAGGAACATTAACATACGAAGATGTAACAAACGTTGATGCTATTGGATTGATCACTGCCAGAAGTGGTCTTGAAGCAGGATATCCGGGTGCTGCATCCACATTAACATCTACTGGTGATTTACTACTTTCTCAAAATTTAAATGTTGCCGGATTATCAACATTTGTTGGTATTGCAACATTTTCGAGTGATGTATTTGTTGCAGGAACACTTACTGCCGGACTTATTGATGGAGGTATTTACTGATGGCAAAACCAACTACTAGACAAGAACTAAAAGACTATTGTTTAAGACAACTTGGTGCACCAGTTTTAGAAATAAACGTTGCAGATGAGCAAATTGATGATTTGCTTGATGATACCATTCAATACTTTAATGAGAGACATTTTGATGGTGTAGAAAAAACTTATCTTAAATATAAGATTACTCAAGATGATATTAATCGTGGTAGAGGATCTGGATCGGGTTCTGTTGGAGTTACAACGACCGGTGTTGGCATTGTTACTACAACAGGAACCTCAACCAATATTGCTGGATTTGGAACGGTTACTTCCAATTTTTATGAGACTTCAAACTTTATTCAAGTTCCAGATTCCGTAATTGGTATTGAGAAAATATTTAAGTTTGATACTAGTTCCATTTCTGGTGGAATGTTCAGTATTAAATATCAACTATTTTTGAATGATTTATATTTCTTTAACTCTGTAGATTTATTAACATATTCAATGACCAAATCTTATTTGGAAGATATTGATATGCTATTGACAACAGACAAGCAGATTAGATTCAATCAAAGGCAAAATAGACTGTATCTTGATATTGACTGGGGAGCACAAGAGGCAAATACTTTTCTCGTTATAGAATGCTACAGGGCAATGGATCCCGCAAACTTCTCAAAAGTATATAATGATAGTTTTGTCAAAAAATACTTAACTGCGGCAATAAAAAAACAATGGGGTATGAATCTGATTAAGTTTCAGGGAGTAAAACTTCCAGGTGGTGTCGAACTAAATGGCAGAGCTATATATGAAGACGGACAAAGAGAATTGGATGAGATAAAGCAAAGAATGTCATCCGATTATGAACTGCCACCTATGGATATGATTGGATAATAAAAATGACATTAAATCCATTTTTTCTGCAAGGATCGACAAATGAACAATTTCTTGTTCAAGATTTAATCAATGAGCAACTAAAAATATATGGAATAGAAGTTTATTATTTGCCCAGAAAAATTTTTAAAACTGATAATATCATAAGAGAAATACAATCATCAAAATTTGATGATGTTTTTGCGATTGAGGCGTATATCAATAATTATGATGGATATGCTCCTGATAGTGATATTATGACCAAGTTTGGTCTTAGATTAAAAAATGAAATAAGTTTGACAATATCCAGAGAAAGATATGAAGAATTTATTGCACCGTTTCTGGAAGGTATTTCTTCGGGTATTAGAGAAGGAAGAATTACCGAATATGATTTTGCAGATTTAATTACAAGACCAAAGGAAGGTGATTTAATTTATTTTCCTCTTGGTGAGAGGTTATTTGAAATTAAAAGAGTTGAACACGAAAAACCATTTTATCAACTAGGATCAAGTTATACTTACGAACTAAGTTGTGAACTTTACGAGTATGAAAACGAACTTATTGATACTGCAATTGAAGAAGTCGATAATACTGTAGAAGATGAAGGATACATTACTTCTCTGACTGTTGTTGGAACTGCAAGAACGGCAACAATAACTGCAGGAATTTCCTCAGGTGCAGTTAGTGAAATATTCTTGAATAATGATGGATCTGGATATCAAACAGCACCAACTGTAATATTCTCTAGACCAGATGTTGGAATAAATTCTGCAACTGCGGTTGCAATAACAACGAGTATAGGAAATGTACAATCTGTATTGAGATTGGAAATTATAAATGCTGGTAGTGGATATTTGACTCCACCAACAATCACATTTTCTGGTGGCGGTGGATCTGGTGCCGCTGCCACTTGTTCAATTGGTGGAACACAGTTTAGTGTAAGTGGCATTACTATTAGTGATGGGGGAGTAGGATATGCATCTGCACCTGTGATAACTATTAGCGGACCTGGAACTGGAGTAACTGCAACAGCTATTGCTAGGATTAATAAAGATACTGAAATCGATTCAGTCAGAATTCTTAATCCGGGTATTGGGTATACAGAAGCACCAACGGTTTCTATTGCAGGATTCTCTACGATTGGTGTTGGAACCTTCATTTATAATGAAATTATTACCGGAGAGACTTCTGGAGCGACAGCAAGAGTTAGAGACTTTAGAACTACGGTATCTCCATTCCCAGGAAATCCTCCTGTCACCAATGTTAGAGTATCACTAAATACTGGTAAGTTTGGTGTAGGTGAAGTAATCGTCGGATCAATTTCTTCCGCCAGATATGTTGTTTCGCAATATGATGATGAGAGTTATGACAACCCATATGATGTTAATGAAGAAATCGAAACAGAAGCAGACGGCATACTAGATTTTACAGAGTCAAATCCATTTGGTAATTATTAATGTTAGGAACCTATTTTTATCACGAGATAATAAGAAAAACTATTATTAGTTTTGGAACTTTATTTAACAACATTTCAATTCGACACACTAAAAGTGATGGTAGTGTTTTGGATGAGACTAAGGTTGGTCTTTCATATGGACCAATGCAAAAATTCTTGACAAAGATTCAAGAGCAAGAGCAGTTATCAAAATCAATTGCAATTACTCTTCCAAGAATGTCATTTGAGATGACTAGGATTCAATATGATCCTACTAGAAAAACAGGAGTAACTCAAACATTTAAGGCAAACGATACTACCGACAATAAAACTAAAAAAGTATTCATGCCGGTTCCTTACAATATTGAGTTTGAACTTAATATCTTTAGTAAGTTGAATGATGATGCCCTTCAGATCATCGAACAAATACTTCCATTCTTTCAACCATCATTTAACTTAACTGTTGACTTAGTTGAGTCAATCGGAGAGAAAAGAGATATTCCTATTATACTTGATAGTATTGATTTTCAGGATGATTATGAAGGTTCTTTTGAGACCAGAAGAGCACTCATTTATACTTTAAGATTTACTGCAAAGACTTATCTCTTCGGTCCTATTGCAGACTCTTCTGATGGACTTATTCGTAAGGTTCAGGCAGATCTTTACAGTGATACAAATACTCAAACTGCAAGACGTGAAATGAGATATACTGTTGTTCCAGATCCAATCAGTGCAGAACCAGGTGATGATTTTGGATTCACTGAGAATTGGAATTTCTTACCAGATTCTAAAGAGTATAGTCCAACTAGACAAGAGGATATTTGATTGTTATGAGTAATAATTATGATTCCATCGATGAAGCACTCAATACAACGAGTGAGATTGTTGAGGTAGAACCTGTTAAGAAAAAACCAGAGATTGTAAAATCTAAAGAAGTTGATATTGAGAAAGACTATGAATATAGTCGTGCTAATCTCTATTCCCTCATAGAGAAGGGTCAAGAGGCAATTAACGGTATTATGGAGGTAGCAGGTGAAGGAGGCAGTCCAAGGGCATATGAGGTCGCTGGACAGTTGATTAAGAGTGTTGCGGATACCACTGATAAGTTGATTGACTTACAAAAGAAACTCAAAGATGTGGAAGAGGATTCAAAGAAAACGATTGGTAATGTGACTAATAATGCAGTCTTTGTTGGGTCAACTTCAGAACTTCAAAAAATGCTGAAACAAGGTTTTCTAAATAGTAATGACTCAAACACTAAAAATGAAAAGGTGTAAGCAAGGACACTATTATTGTTATAAAGATAAAAAGTGTAAACGAATCCCAACAGGATATCGTGTGGGTCTTGGTGGTTGGCTCCGCAAAGAAAACGGAGAGGAACAAGAAGATACAAAGAAGAATGGAAATCACTCGAATGGAAATGGGAATGGGAACTCTAATGGGAGTTCTGATGGTGGAGGCGTCTCCGAAGGTTGGAGTCAAAAGTATAAAAGGTCTATCGATTGCAATAACCCAAAAGGATTTTCTCAGAGAGCACATTGTCAAGGAAGAAAGAAGATGAGTGAAGAAAAGAAAGATCACGAATACTCTATGGCAAGATCTGAATTGAAAACCGTTACTAATGCTGCCAAACGTCTTCAAAAGAAGATGGGTAAAAAAGGTGAGGGTAATCTGCAAGCATGGGTTCAATCAAAAATTACCAAAGCAGCAGATTATATTGATACCGCAGCAGATTATGTAACCAACGAAGAGACTGTCAAAGAAGAGGGACTTCGTGATTGGTTTGGTAAATCCAAGTCAAAAGATGGCAAAAGTGGTTGGGTTAATGTTGTTACAGGTGGAACCTGTGCAAGTGATGAACCTGGTGAAGGAACACCAAAGTGCGTTTCTTCAGCAAAAAGAGCAAGTATGAGTAAGGCAGAGAGACTTTCTGCTCAAAGAAGAAAAAAGGCAGCAGATCCGGGACAGCAACAAAAATCTGGTGCTGCAAAACCAACTTACGTTTCTACAGACCCAAAGAAAAAAATGAAGAAAGAAGAAGTAGAAGTAACAGAGGCAAAAGACAAACCAGGTAAAGGTAGTGGTAAAAAGGATGCCTGTTATCATAAAGTAAAGTCACGTTATTCCGTTTGGCCTTCTGCATATGCCTCTGGAGCACTTGTGAAGTGCCGTAAGGTTGGTGCTGATAACTGGGGAAATAAGTCCGAGAGTTACGATTTCTCAAACTGGAGAGAAGATTTCAAGGCAACTGAATATGAGTTTGTTGATCTTATCAAACCAGAACCACTAAAAGGTGAACAGATTGATGAAGGTCAAAAGTGTTGGAAGGGATATGAGAAAAAGGGAACTAAAAAAATGTTTGGTAAGACCTATAATAACTGTGTGAAGAAAGAGGAAAATGAAATTAATGAGGCAAAGCACACACCAACAAAATCTGATTTAGAATCAAAAATTGGTGGAGGTAATCTCAAGAAACTTTCAAAAAAAGCATCAACAAGAATTGATTATGATGTTGATGGTGATGTAGATCCCAATGACAAAGTTGAAAAGAAAACTGGAGAATATGGAGAACAACTTCCAACTCCATTTGGTAAGTTTAGAACTGGAGATTCTAAAAAAGTAAAAGTTAAAAAAGAAGAGTTTTCTGATTGGAGAGTAGAACTTGATGAGGATTGGCAAAAGGTCAATAAATCCGATAAGACTGATGGTATGAGTCCTGCAGCAGTTAAGGCATATCGTCGTGAGAATCCTGGTTCTAAGTTGAAGACTGCCGTAACTGGTGATCCAAAACCAGGAAGTAAAGATGCCAAACGCAGAAAGTCTTTCTGTGCAAGATCTAAGGGTCAACAAGATATGCATAACATTGATTGCTCCAAGACCCCAGACAAACCCGTTTGCAAAGCCCGTCGTCGCTGGAAGTGCTGATCAATGAAAAGTTTTCAACAATTTCTCTCAGAAAGTATCACCATCAATGGTGACTTCAATGGAACCCTCAACGTAGGGGGTTCTCAACCAGAACCTGCACAAGAGTCTTTCTTTGCTGATGTTATGTGGGAAGGTAAACTTTACCGTTTAGAAGTAGAAGGCAAGATGCTTTCTAAGAACGAACTTGCAGAACAAATTCAAGATGAATATCCTGGAGCAATTGTTCATCAGATTTATCCTGGTCAGGTAAATACTTCAAGAATCAAAAACGCACAGAGATATCAACCAGAAAGATTATCGTGGAGTGATTAATGGCACAGTGGAATAAAAATACACAAGACTTTCTAAATCAAGAAAGAACACTTTTTGAAGTTCCTTTGATAGCAACAAGGGATGGAAATGTTGTTGATAATCTCAATAGATTTCCAGTAAGTGTAAATCCTGATGCTTTTGGGAGAACTAGAATATCTCAACCACTTACACTATTTGATAGTTCTCACAGATATAGAGATAATAATCTTTGGGAAAGTTTGATTGTAGGCACTGGTTCTGCGGTTGGATTTGTAACAACTCAAGGATTAGTCAATATTGGTATTGGAACTACTGCTGGTTGTTCAGTAATTAGAGAAACTACTAAGACATTCTCATATCAACCAGGAAAATCTTTGCTTGTGTTGAA